CTAGGGTGATAGGTTTGGCCTTTGGGGTTGCATCTACTGCGGCTAAATCGATTGCACTTTGGTCAGCAATCAAATTAAGGGGGGCTGAATCGTTGATATAGGTCACTAGAGTGCCTTGGGTCATATCACGGATGTAGAGATTATTGGTGTGGCGGGTTAAGGCGACAATCAAGTGGTTGGGGGATTTCTTAATCAGCTCCTCTTCGGCATGAGTACCGTTATAGTGGAGGATGACACTAGGGAAGGTCATTCCTTGGCATTCATGAGCGGTGAACACAATTCTGTTCAGGGAGTTGGAAAGTTGGGTTTTCTGCAGCTGGGTGAAACAGACAATGGTGGCCTGTTCACTGTTGAACTTGGGGTGGACATAATTGATACTAGTGCTCTTCTTACTGTCTGATTGGATGCCAGGATAAGCAGCCCTAATTATCGGCAATTGAGTAACGTCGACTGGGCACCTTTTGGTGGTCTTAATTTCATGGGTAGGTAAGGAAGGTAACAGAGCCTCTAACATGGTACAACCTTTCCACAATCCGGAAAAGTCAACATGTTGAATCTGCTTTGGATCTCCGACGAGGAGTACTCTGTGCTCCGCAGCAATGAAGTTGATATAGGCTATCGGAAGCGTGAAAGCTTCTTCGATGACTATAAGACTCCATTTCTTTGCAGGAAGCTTTCGAAGACCGCTATGAACGGTAGAAGCTTCAGAATCCCCGTTTAGATCGGGGGAATACTTGTCACAGAGGGCTCGGGTCGGGCAAAGGACGAGGACGGGACCGTCAACTACGCAGGAAGGAATGATCTTGGTGATCACTAGGCCAGTCTTGGCGCCACCGGGAACACCGATTAAAGCCATCATGTTCTCGATGTGCAATTTAGTGGGGGTGCGTTTGCGCAATTCTAGGGCGGCGACGGATAGAACACATTTAAGAGCCTTAGCTTCGGCTGGTAGGGAGTTGGCATTCTTCTCACACTCTTCAATGAGTATGGAGTGCTGATCTTCAGCCATATAAACAGGGCCGATGGAGGGTACTTTGTTTGCTGGAAGGCCAAAGGCTAAAGCCCAATCAGGAGTGACTGCGGCAATAGGATCGGAAGGAATTTGAGTCATGGTGTGATCGCGAGCGGCGACAATGTCGTCAAATTTAGGTTCAATGCAAGGTTCAGCATCATCAGGGTTGAAGCCGAAGAAAATTTCCATGTCCCACCCACATTCACGAACTTCGGAATAAGATTCATGGTCTCGGAAGAATTGCAGGGCGGTTTTATGGAAGATATTGTCGGTACATTCAGCGGCATTCACCATATCTTGAGTAACGGAGTGCTTGTGGGCGAACTTGCATCCGAAGAAATCCTCAAGGGTGAGTCTGAACTGGGTCCAAAAGGAAGGGGCAGAGTGGAGTTTATCGAGATGGGCAGAAGCCATGTCAATGATAAGGGAATCCATCATGCGTTGGTACTTGGCTAACAAGTAAACGGAAACGCAGATGTCTGAGAATTCGGAAGTGGAGCAATGCCAACGTGTTTCGGCAAGGTGTCCTCCGAGTCTAATTTCTGAAACGAGGGTACGGGCGTACCCTTTAACTACTTCCAAACTGAAGCCCTTTTCCGCGCGAGCATTGATGAAATCAAGCAATTTGCGTACTTTAGAACCATCAGTGATGATGT